TTACTTACAGGTCAGCCAGCGTTAAGTCCCTTTGCACAGCAAGCTGCTAGACAGATTGGTGGTGCGCTTGGGATGGACATGAGGACTCCTAACGAAAAGTTAACTCAGGGGCTGTCTCAAATAGATCCTAACGATCCACAGAAGATGGCTAAGATGTACGGTCTAATGGTGCAGTTCGGTACTCCAGAGCAGAAGATTGCTGCAACTCAAAAACTACAAGAGCTAGCACAGCAAAAAGCAGCAGCACAACAGCAAGAGAGGTACAGAGAATCTTTGATTACTACTGCTGATAGTATTGGCATGGGTGATCTTACGGCTCAGATAACTAACGCTAGTCCTGACGAACTACGAGACCTTGGTAGAGAAATAGGTAAGCGTCAGATACAGCTAGCAGCTAGAGGAGATGACGATAAAGCAACTGAAATTCTGGCTCAGAATGCAGGTATTACCCCTAAAGAACTTGAAGCTACTTATGGTGACGATCTTCCTCAGTTTGAGGAGATGGAAAAGATATTGACTATAGGTGACAAAGGCTCTACTAAAGCATTTGTTGCTGATGACGGTAGAGTACGTATTTACTCTGTGCTTGGCAGCAAGGTTCTTAAAGACGGTAAATGGCAGCAAGCGTCTGAACTAGGGTTACGTCCAGCACCTCAACAAGTGCAAACACAAGAGCTAGACGGTATCTTTGGTAAAATGCCTGATAGCATGAAAGCGCTTGTCAATGAGACAGTTAGCAATACAATTAAACAAGGACAAGAAGCGTCGGATACACTAGCAGAGAACACTAGGGCACAACAGTTGGTGGCTAATGGTATTTTTACAGGATTAGGCGCTGATGCTATTGTAGAAATAGCGCGAGTAGGTTCTTTCTTTGGTATTGATAGTCCTACACTTGAAAACACACAGGCATTTGCTTTAGAACGCTTTGCTAAAGTTGCTGATATTATTCAGGCCTATGGCGCAGGTACAGGACTGTCTGATGCTGACCGTGAGTTTGCTTTAGCGCAAGCAGGTGTGCCTACGTTTGAAAAAGCTACTCTTGAGCGCATGCTGCGTATTGAACGTCAAGTTGCACAGTTCCAGCTACAGAAATCAAGAGAAATGATTGACAAATCCGTAGAGGAAGGACTCTTGACTACAGGAGCCGCAGAGATACTACAGCTAGGCAGGGGGTCTGTTCCACAGCCTACCGTACAACTTAGCCCCAGCGCACAACAGTACATAAAGTAGGTAGATCATGGCTCAAGCTCAGTACACAAGAGAACAGCTAATAGAGGGACTCAACCGTGCATCGGCTGCGGGAGACAATGAGTCAGCTAATGAAATAGCGGTTATTCTGGACAAAATGGCAGAGGCGCAGGAGTCTTCCCCAGATCCTATGTTCCCTCAGCTTACAGAGGCCACTAGAGTAACAGGAGAGCGTCTAGCGGGGCTTGCAGGCACTCCTGAAGAAAAAGCCTTGGGACTACAGCCCGGAATACCTACAGCAGTCTCAGAGCTTGCCGCTGGTGGTGGGCGTATGATTATCGGTGGTGTTCAGGATGTGACACCAGATGTAGTAGAGGAGGCTGTAGCAAGTGGATTAGAGAGCCTAACTGACATAGCGAAAGTTCAATTAGAGCCTGTGATACGCTTAGGTACACTTATGGGCGAGTCGGATATGGCTCAAGAAGTACTTAACACAATTCAGCAAAGCTGGTCAACACATCTAGCCCGTAAAGAAAGTGAGCCAGAGTACGCTGCGACATCCAGAGAACTAGAGGGTCTTGTAGACGTTGGTCTGCTGGTGACTCCTGCTGGTAAGCTAAAACCTGTTGTTGCTAGCTCAACTTCACTTCTAAACAGAGGAATGGATCTTAAAAGAGCAGGCAGGGGTCAGGGCATTGGAGACCGTAAGTCTTTAACACAAAATATCTTGTCTCCTGTAGATGGCTTTGGTGAGGGCAGAACGTCTACTCAGGGTTGGCTAAAGAAAAAGACCTATGAGCCAACTGCCGACGAACTAGAGATGGTTAATGTAATCTCTAGCATACCTGATTTTGACCCAAAAGGTACTTTTACTGATAATTTCAATGTAATTGAAGATTACATAGGCAGGCAGGCAAACCAGCTTACCACAGGAATATCAAGAGCAGGTAATCCTAAGATAGATGTAGAGGCACTCATATCAGACATTCGCACTAGAGCACTCAACGGCCTCGCTGACGAAGTTTACGATAGGAAAGGCAAAGCTAGAAGGATCGAACAGCAACTACAGTTATTCAAAGAAAAACTAGGCAGTGGTACTGCACTGGAAGCACTGGAGGCCCGTAAAGCCCTCGACAGGGCGCTAAGGAAGGACTCTAGAAGTGCAGAGGACTCTATAGCCACCCCTTCCAGAGCAGGCCGTAGATCCATTTCTGAGGCCACTCACGAGGCCATCGCTGCTGTTGTGCCTGATGTGGCAGTTCAAGATCTCCTGCGCAAACAGGCGCTGTCCTACAGAGCACTTGACGTTGTAGACGAGAAGCGTAGGTTGGAAGCCAACACTGTGATAGGCAGACTTGGGCAGAACATAACTCGCACAGGTGTGAACCTTCCAAGAAACCCAGCTAGCCAGCTTGCAACAGGATACGCTGCTGGTAACGTAGTGACATCTGGTGCTTTTCCTTTCCTTGCAGGTGTTGCAGGATCAGCAGCGGCTATCTACGGCTTAGGCAAGGCAGCTTTGTCAGCACAGACCAAGAAGTTTTTAGGAACAGTCTTAGTGGCTACAGATAAAGCCATCGTAGCAGCCAAAGGAAGCCCACAGATGATACAGCAGCTTAAAGCTGACCGCGCTGTGCTCGTGGCTTTTATTGAAGATACTAGATTCACTGAGCCTGAAGACGAGCCAGAGGCAGAGGAGCAAGAGTAATGGCTGAGTTTGTTTCAGGTAGACAACTAAGAGCAAAACGTCAAGCAGCCCGTAGGCAGCAGCAGGACAACACCAGTTATATCTCTGGTAAAGTCAAGGCCGCACAGGCGCAGATGGAGAGGGATGCAGAACTTTTCCCTGTACAGACTGCCGGAGACATACGAACCAGAGGCTTGTTGACTGGCTCTACAGCACTGTCTACACTCACAAGTCCTATTGGAGATATAGTCAGTGGGGTGACGCCCGATGTTGTCAAAGAAAAACTGTCTCAAGGCATGGAGTATCTTGCAGGCACCAATGTCGGTCAGGCTGTTACGCAAGCCATTGAGGAGAACCCAAGAGCCGCTAGATTAGCAGGAGCCGCCGCCGATGTAGCCGGAGTTATACCTGCTGCCCGAATAGGACAGACAGCCATCAATGCTGGGGCAGCTAGAGTGCCAACTATGGTAGAGGGTTTTTATGGGGGTGCTGGTACTCCTCAGAAAGTAGCGGCAGCAGCGAGGGCTTCCACAAAAGCACTCCCCGGTACAATCAGAGACACCTTCAGCCCTAGAGCCATAGCCTACGAGAGAGAAACTGGCGTACCTCTAGAGAAAGGTAAGGGTGAAATTGGCGCAGGGACTACCAAAGGCAATGAAAGCATGGCCTCTGCCATAACTACAGACTACATATCTAGACAGAGAGGACAGGGGCCAGCACGTTTTGTCGCTGAAGGGCCAATAGGTAAGGTAAACAACCTAGCAGAAGTCAAAGCAACCGACAGGACACAGGTAAGATCTCAGTTATTTGATAAAGGAGTCAACATTAACTTTGAAGTCCCTGAACAAGTGCAGAACAGGGCCATGAATCACCTGTATACAGTATGGGGCTTCAAGCCGGAGAGTACTGATATTGTCGTGAAGAACCCTGAGGGTGTGCAGAGACTGTCTAACGAAGCTAGAGTCGGAACAAAGAAAGGCCCAAAAGCTCTCCGTCTATTGACACAAGAAAATATCATGGGAGAGAAAGGGCTAGCCAACTTTATGAAGAAGAAAAAGAAAGGTGTAGAGGACGCCACTAAGTCAGACCTGCTGGCTTTCTATAAGCAGAGAGGCGTCGGCGCTACAGCAGGCGGCAAAGACGATCCTCATATTTACATAGGAACATCTCATGTATCTGAGGCAAAGGAGCTTGGTGGTGTTAATGACTTTATAGCTATAAATGCAGATACTGGCGATGTGTACTCAATAATCTCAGATCAGCACGATATGTTTGGTTTTGACCCAGTAGGCGGTAGCTCTCTTGTCACTATGACACCTGTACAACGGTCTAACTTTAAGGCACCAGCGACAGAACGCTACTCCATGGAAGACAATCTAAACTCCAGAATAACTAAAGGTGGAAAGAATAAGCCAGAGGGAGACCGTAGGGCCGAAGTAATGCAGGCCGCTAGGAATCTTGAGAAGATGTCTGGCATACCTATGGAGAAGGGAGAAAACCCTGTGACATACAATCTCAGAGTTCTCAGGGAGTACGAGCCGAAGACACAGGCAAGAGATGTAGCTACTGTGTCTAGGAGGGCAGGTATGCTAACTGCTGGCGCACAGCCCTTCATAGGGGCACCAGCAGCAGCAGAGGAGGAACGCTAAGCTACACTAGCGAACCTTACCTTACCAACGTCACCACGTAGTCCAGCCTTCATGTAGGTAGTCGCACGGCCCTCAAAGAAGTTCTGGTGCTCTACACCTAGCACATCGTCAAGCCAGTTCAACGGGTTATCTTTGACCCCATAGTTAGGCTTGAGTCCTAGCTGTAGCAGCCTACGGTCAGCAATGTACCTGATGTACTGCTTCATTTCTTCTTTGGTTAGACCAGTGATGTCACCCTGTTCAAACACAAGATCCAAGAACCTATCCTCTAGGGCAACCATTTGACGACAGGCCTTGTAGATCTCTTTCTTGAAGGGATCTGTCCATATGTCGATGTTCTCCTGAATAAACTCCCTGAATAGCTTGGTCATTGCCTCTACGTGCAGAGATTCGTCACGTATGCTGTAGGTAATGATCTGCCCCATGCCCTTCATCTTACCAAAGCGCGGGAAGTTCAGTAGGATGATGAAGCTAGAGAACAACTGTAGCCCTTCAGTAAAGCCTGAGTAGATCGCTAGGGCTTTAGCAATAGCTCTCCTATCTCCTACCTTAGAGCTTGTAGCAGCCTTTTCAGGTAGCTCTACGGCGTTTATGTACTCATGCTTGTCTGCCATAGCCTCGTACTCTGCAAACGCCTTATACTCCACCTCAGGCATTCCTACAGTGTCTAGTAGCAGGCTATATGCATGTTGGTGTATAGACTCCATATTGTTAAAAGCACCCATCATCATACGTGCTTCAGGCTTCCTAAAGATACGCATGTACCTATCGACATATCCGTTGCTGACATCCACATCTGACTGTGTAAACAAACGGAATATCTGAGTCAAGAGATTCTTCTCCTCACCAGTCATCGTCTGCCAGTCTTTGACATCATTGTGCAGAGGTACGTCCTCTGGGAACCAGTGCATCTGATTCTGTTGTGAGTAGTAGTCGAACATCCAAGGATGGTCAAATGGTTTGTAGTAGTCTCTAGTTGATCGTAAGCTCATTCTACTTCATGTCCTGCCATAATAATTGCTTGTTTGAATACCTCTATCAGGTAAATTATTTCCTTCATGTCCATAGACGTTGTAGACTTGGCTGTTAACTGCTTCTGTGGAGTCCAGCCAATAACCAAGACATGCTCAAAGTCACCTTTGCATTCCTCTAGTACCTCGTTGGCGGTAGCTTCCGTAGGCATGAGGTTAATTACATTACTCACTAAAATGTGTCTCCAGTACAATGAGCCTGTCCTCTGCTTCAGCTATCTTAGCAACAAGAGAGTCCATAGTCTCAAGTAAGTTACCGTGCTCTCCTACAGCCACAGGGTTGTCCAGATAGTTCTGCACCTCTGCTTTGTACCAATCTATCTGAGCATTGTACATACGCTTCAGGGCGCTAATCTTCTGGTCTATCATTGTAGCCCTCCTCCAATAAATCTTTGTACTTGTTTAGGTACTGCTTGTAACTAAGTGGTGCTTCTTTCTGCTTGATCTTGTCATTCATGTAGCTAGACCACATCTGCATACAGTAGTGGCTGAACTGCATTATCTTATCATCCTGCTCTCTGTAGTATGCCAGATACTCAGGCCAAGTCGCGTACTTTTTCAGTTCCTGTATGTAGAACTGCGCTCTGTATACGGGATGCTGCGTCATGCCATCCTGCACTCACATATGTAAAGTGCGCCGTAGTAGCTACATATTTTAAGCTCATGCTTTTGGCACTTGATTTGATCTGGCCCCATGTTTCTCCACTTGCTACCGTCACCTGTCGTACTACAGGCAGACATGAGTAACAACGCAACTGCTAATATAATTTTAACCTTCACAACTTAGGCACTCCTGTTCTTCAAGGTTGATCCTTGGGATTTTAATGTTGACATTCTCTGTATTTCTAGCCGCTGTAGTTCGCAGGTAATACATAGATTTGAGTTTGTTAGCTCCTGTCCAATGAACATGATTAACATATTCCAAATACTCATCGTGTATCTCCTGTGGTGCAGTAGCCGGTGGTGGCTCAAAGAACAAGTTTACTGACTGCGCTTGACAGACGTACTTCTGTCGCTGGTAGGCGTGTTCAATGACCCAACGCTGGTCAAGTTCAGGTGCTGTCTTAAATACTTCCTTCTCTTCTTCCGTGAGTTCATCCAAGTCTTTAACAGATCCTTCAGCAGCAGCAATATCTTTCCACGTTTGTTCGTTGTTAATACCTTTCTTCTCAAGTAGTTTCTCCAGATACTTATTCTTTACTTTGTATGATCCCGTGAGAGTCTTGTGCGTAAATACGTTAGCCCTCGTTGGCTCAATAGAAGGAGACGTTCCACCGCATATAATGCTACTAGAGGCATTAGGAGCAATAGCAAGAAGGTGAGAATTACGACAGTTACTACCAACCATATCAGGTGCTTCACCACGTTGGACTGCAAGGTTGACAGTAGCGGCAGTAGCTCTTTCTTTGACATGTTTAAATGCTCTGTTATTGAACGAGGCGGCGAATACACCAGAGAAAGGTATTCCATTGCGTTGAAGGTAACTATGAAACCCCATCGCTCCAAGGCCAATTGCGCGTTCTCTATATGCTGAATAAGCGGCCTTTGCAAAGCCTGTTTTATCTTCTTTAACATAGTCCATAAACTCCATCATTTTCATATCGGGAATCAAAGATATACCGCCCGTAGCGTTGTCAATAAAGTGTTCTATCACATTGTCAAGCATTGTAATCAGGTCACTGATGAACAACTCATCGTTCTTCCACTCATCGAAGTGTTCTAAGTTTACACTTGACAAGCAGCAGACTGCTGTACGCTCCTCACTTGTCGGTAGAGTGATCTCAGAGCACAGGTTACTCTGGCGTACCTGTAGCCCTATGTCCCTCTGAGACTGCGGAAGAGCCTCGTTACAGCGGTCTAGATTGACAATGTAGGGTTCCCCTGTCTCTGCCCTAGTGTGTATTAGCTGCCACCACAAGTCCCTTGCTGGCACAGTCTTGATGGCCTGCTTTGACTTAGGGTCAATCAGCCTCCACTGGTCATCATTCTTAACGGCTGTGAGAAAGTCGTCGTCAATAGTAATACCGTTGTGCAGATTAAGACACTTTCTATTAAGATCTCCTCCAGTAGTCTTTCGCATGGCAATAAATTCTTCAACCTCTGGGTGGCTAATGTCCATGTAAGCCGCATATGATCCTCGTCTTGTTACTCCTTGGTTGAATGCCAGCATTTGACTGTCAACTACGTGCATGAAAGGGATGCTACCAGTAGACTGACTACCGTTAGAAGTTGAAACACCATTACTTCTAACAGCACCCCAATATCCACCCAAGCCTCCACCGCCACTTGCCAACCATATGTTCTCATCGTAATGATCAGAAAGACCACGCCTTGAATCAGGAACATAATTGAGAAAGCAGCTAATAGGTAAACCACGAGTGGTTCCCCCGTTGCTAAGTATAGGAGTGCTAAAACCGAACCAACTCTTGCTTGCGTAGTCGTAAAGTCGCTGTGCAAGATTGTAGTCAGTATGCCCTTGATACGTTGCGGCAAAGACTGAAGCACGAGCAAAAGCCTCTTGTGCATGGGTTTCATCCTCCCAGAAGTATCTGTCTTTTAGTGTCTCCAATGAGAACACACTAAGATCTTGCTCCCTGTCGTAGTCAATCTGGATACCTAAGTAGTCCTGTACTCCTGTCTTACTTGTCACTAGGGTGCTCCAGCATGTAGCTAATCAATCGTTCTTCGTACCAACGGGCTTTGCGTAGGTCTTCTATCGGCTTGTTCTTGTATCTAAAACGCCACAGGTACTTCAGTGAATTACCACGCAGGTATCCAATGTACTCGTCGGGCGTAAGCATAGCCTCAATAGCTTCTATGCACTCTATATGTCCATTATTATAATGAGGTGGGTGATCTACCATAGTGTTTATTAAATTAGAATATGATTTACCCAAACGATTATCAGGTATGTTTTCACCATACACAGGGTGGTCATTAGCTGCGTCATCAGACTCATCTAGCCAAGCCAAGTCTCTTTTACTTTTCTTATTCAATCTGTTCCATTCTTCTGGTGTTGCGTCATCAATGCTCTTGTTCTTCATATTCCGTATCGTCCTCTATATCTTCTTCAAACTTGTGTAGCCTGTTGATAAACTTATCCTCAAACCTGTCCAACAGTTCTTCGGAGGATATGTCTAGAGCCTCCACCAGATCATCAGCGTCGTATCGCACTAGTATGCGTTCTTTGATCTCATCCATTGTTAGTGACATGATTCATGTACTCATCAACTGTGTAAAACTCAAAACCTTCCTTATCACACCATTGTCCCATTGTTATCTTCGCTCCCTTGCGTACTTTCTTGTTAGGATCTGACAGTACAAATATCAGCTTGATCGGCTTTATGCTGTCCCGTATCGAAGTGTACTTTTGTGTGTCTCCTGTCCTGAAAAACCCCTTGGTCTCTATGTAGTCACCTGTCTCCTTGTCTACAAAGTCAGGCTTGTATGTCCTGTGCATCACGTATGGTACATCGTATGGCTCGTACAGATACCTGCGTTTAGGCGCTAGCTCTGCAAATTTCTTCTCTAGCCCAGACCTATAGATGCTCTGCTTACGTGATCTCTTGGACTTTAGGCTCATTTACCACCTCCGTTAGAAACCTTGGCCCTGTCGAGTACAAAAAAGTACGCAGTTCTGGATAACATGAGTGCTTGAAATGACAGTAGGAACAGGTTATGGGCAATCGCATATTTCCACTTTTGCCATCCGCCAGCGGCTCTGCGCATACTGGTGGTAGTTCCTCTGCCTCTACGAGCTTTTTTACATGGCGTATCCTCTCTGCTATGTCACCGTTGATAGCCTTGTACACCGGCGCTTCCGTGTCCTCTAGATCGTACTGTAGGTAAGCCAGATGACCATTAGACTTGTCCATAGCCAACCAACCGAACTTGGTCTCACCTTCTGAATGTGCGTATGCCTTGATCTGATCGACGTACCCAAACGGATCATCGTAGGCCAACGTAGCATTCTTGAACTTCTTGAAGCCGTAGGGACTTGCAGACTTAACGTCCGTCACTATGCCATCAATCTTGCAGTCCATGTGCCCAGTGATACCCTCTACCTCGCAGACCTTCTGCTCATCGGTAATCGTGTGTCCTGCCATGCGACATAGGAACAAGAGCATTTCCTCAATCAGGTGTCCGTACATGAACTTCACATACGTGTGCCCTTGGATCTCCTCTCCAGCGCCGGTGTCGTTGTAGTGGTGCCACAAGTATCTATCATCTCTGCCTATATTAGACAGTCGTAGCTTACGCCCATCACGTGGTGTCTCAGGAGAAAACTCAGTACGCATGAGACTCTTAACTGCTTCTCCGAACTTATCAATCTCAGCCTCAATGTCTACTGACTCATCGGCGGCTTTGGTTGTCATAAGCTCGTAGATGTCGTCCACAACTGTAGAGACAGTCTTAGTGCGTTTCTGCCCAGCTTGTGCCAATTTGGTACTCCCCTGCAAGTTTGCAGTTCAAGTTAAAATGTATTCCCGCTGCTTCTAGACACGAGACTGCTAGCCTCCCGAACTTCTCAGCCTGAGATTCCTTAACCTCTGACTGTACCTCATCGTGAATGTTACCTACAATTTTGTAGTCCATCCCCCATACTTTAGCATACTTATCCAAGATAATCAACCCCTGTTTCATCACCAGTGCTCCTGCGCTCTGCAACAGTGTGTTCAGTGCTGCATGCTCTGATCGTATCCATAGTCTCCTACCGTCTAGTCCATTGATCCAACCTTGTGCTGCCTCTTGAGCAACTCTTGTTTTAAGATCTGCATATGCTGGGAGATTACGCATAAATCGTTCTCTAAGCAGTCTACCAGCACTTGCGCCTCCTCCCGCCACCGCACCAAGTTTCGCATCTCCTGCTCCGTAGAGAAGGGCGTAGATGAAAGTTTTTGCTTGATCTCTTGATTCAAGCCCCGCAAGGTGCTGGTTAGCTGTGTGTATGTCACCTCCAATGACTTCATTTGTATAGTCCTCGTCGTCCATGTAGTGGGCCAACATGCGTAGCTCTAATCCACTGGCGTCAAAACCCACGAGTTTATAACCGTCAGGTACTGTCCAGCAGCGTCTACAGTCTTCACCGTAGGGCGCTCTGGATGCAGGAACCTGCGCTAGGTTAGGCTTAGCGTGTGTCATCCTGCCGGTTACTGCACCATTAGTGTTGACCTTGCCATGCACACGGCCTGTATCGTCGTCCACTGCGTCTATCCAAGACTGCACCTGTGCTATGCGCTTCTGCACCATCAGGTACTCAGAGATGAGTGTAGCCTGTGGGATGTCTTTTATTCCCCCCAAGACCTTCTCATCAACCATCGCCTGTCCTGTCTCAGTGAACTTACAGGGCTTCCAACCATAGTGTTGTAAGTATCTGCCAATCTGCTGTCGTGACCCCAAGTTAAACTCAGGGTAGTCTACTCTAGAAAAAGGGCCACCCACGGTCTCCCAAGAGTCTCCCAAGAACTTCAAACCTACGACAGAGATGGCTCCATCCTTTTTTACTTTTGGCTGTATCTCCTTGACAAATGTCGGTAGTGGTCTGAAAGCCTGCTGTACTGCATCCTCTAGATCGTTCAGTTTCTCACGTAGCGTGGCGACTAGTTCCGTAGCTCTCCTGTTATCCAGTAGCCAGCCATTGCGCACTTGTTGTTGTGTAATGTCCTGCACCTGATGCTCTAGATCCACAGATTGCCCACTGAAGTTGCGTAGATCCCACTCCAGTTTCTTGTAGAGTGCTGCTGTAACCTCTACGTCACGTCGACAGTACTTCACCATCTCTGGCGATAGCTGCGACCAGTCACTATGGTCACCCTTGGGAAACTGGAGTCTCTCACCCCATGCTCTCAGAGAGTGCCCACCGTCTAGCTGTGGATTCGCTAGGCGTGACATGACCAAGGTGTCCTTCACACGTTCTTTGTTGATGTCGATGTCCCACAGACGCTTTAGGACAGGAATGTCGTAGCCAAGTAGATTGTGGCCTACCACATCATCATGTCCTCTGAGAGCGTACTCTAGGGACTCTGCGTCGTAGTGATCCTGTAGCTCTCCGTCCTGCATGGTTACTACCACCCAGACTTTAGTAGGCTTCAGGCCATCGGTCTCCGCATCTAAAAAGATGGGACTGCTAGAGGGCATTCGGCACCTCCTGTGGTTTTGCTGTTTCCGTCATCCTGCCTGTGACCTTATCGTACTTCAGCCAGCAGCAGGCTCCTGTGAGGCCAGCGTAGCGATTCTTGAGCACACGCACTGTAGTCGTATTGCGTACCTGCTCATTGTCGTTCTGCTGGTCTCTCTCAAGCCCTATCACCATGTCCGATAGCTGCGCGATGGACTGTGAACCTCGTAGCTCACTCAGGCTGATCTGCCCACCGTCCTCGTGTGCACGGCCCTGAGTGCGCCTCAAGTGTGACACGAGAAACAGTCCTACGCCTAGCTCCTGCACCAGTGACCGTAGCTTGGTCATAATGGCGTCGATGGCCTTGCGCTCATCTCCATTCTCCTGTGCTGACACCACGATGGACAGGTGGTCTAGAATGATCCACTTGCAGTCTAACGCTTTTGCCATGTAGCGCACGCGAGCCAACAGATTGTCTTCGCTTGTGCTTCCCCAGTGATCGAACAGGTAGTAGCGACCAGTGCCCATAGTCTCCTCCCAGAAAGGGAAGGCAGCATCGGGGTCTAGATCCTCCTCCAGATGCAATGGGCAGTCTGCCGCTATTGACATGATGCCAAGAGCAGTACGAGCAATGTCCTCCTCCAACGCGAGGATGCCTATGTTGTCCTCCGTCGCGTTTAGCAGGTAGTACTCTAGCTCACGTATCATCTGACTCTTGCCCATGCCGGAGCCACTAGTGATGGTCACCAGTTCGTAGGGACGAAAGCCCTTGGTGTGGGTGTTCAGACCTTGCCATGGGTACGGGATGCTCTGCACCTTGATCTTGCTGGTGAGTGCTTCCCATGTGTCCCTACCGCTGATGATGCCATCGGGCTGGTAGACTTTAGCGTCCCACCATGCGCTAGTGAAGTCTTTGATCTTGTTAGCCTGTAACATGTCGCTAGCGTCCTTCATAGGCAGCTTAACGATTCTCAGCTTGTTGGGGCTAAATAGATCCTTGACTTCCTCAACGGCTTGCTGTCCGGCCTTGTCGTTGTCAAAGCACAACACGACATTCTCATAGCCCTCCAGCCACTCTAGCTGCTCCTTGATCTCCTTGGCGGCAGCGGAGGCACCAGAGCGTAGGGACACTACGTCATACTTGCCACCAACCATCTCAGAGACTGACAGGCAGTCTAGCTCACCCTCAGTGATCGTCAGGTACTTACCGCGGCCTTTGCACACCTGCTGACCAAACAAGCCGACACCCTCGACGCTACCAGTGACAAAGAAATCTTTGCTTCTCACTAGGCGTACTTTGGTGCCCTTGATCTCATCAGCATCGCTGGCGTGATAGGGATATATGTGTTTCGATATTTTACCCTGCGAGTCATACTCAACAGTCACTCCGTACTTTTTGCACGTGTTCTGGCTGATACGTCTGTCAGGAATATCGGCAATGACTCCTGTTATTTCCAATTTTCTCCTTAATGGCGTAGGTTCTGCCATAGGTTTGTCCGTTGGTCTGCCTACGGCGTAACAGGAGAAGCAGTAGCTTCCCCCGTCACTGTAGACTGCCTTAGCATCGGAGGATCCACACTTGTCGCACGGCTCATGCCCGACGAACTTAGAGTGCTGAGTCAACGCCTGCGGCTCCCATCTCCAACACGCGAATACCGTCCATGTACACAGGCACTCCGTACACTGGGTGCTCATTGCCATACTTGTACGATATGCGCACTGTGGAGCCAGAAGGGATGTCACCTGCGATAGGCTCACCCTCTGCGTCAATGACGCGCACTGGATACTTGCTAGCAAACTTACGCTGCAAGATAGCATCGGCACCTTCGCCGTAGGACTTCAAGCGAACACCCTTGCTCGACAGTTCGTTACTGGTCTCATCGTTGAGAGTCAGAGTCACAGTATACCGACCAGTGTCCTTGCCTTCGTATACTTCGGTCTCTTTGATGTTAACGAACATCGCTTTGCCTTCAATTACCGCCATCTATAGTTCTCCTGTATGTAGCGATTGAACAATTGTGTATAGTTTTTTTGTCTATACACTAGTATTATACACCCTGCGCCGTCATAACGCAAGCTCTGTTTGCACATATGCTTTATATTCTGGCTCCTCCTGTTGAAAAATAGCCTCGTTAGACTCGTGTAAACACTCGTCGCACAAGTCAAGAAACTCATTGGACACTCTGTCCTTACGCTTTAACTCGTGATCTTCAAGTAGTGTGTTGCATGCTTTGCATCTCATCAGTGTAGCTCCTGTGCTGCGAATAATCCGTCGTGCAACTCCTGCACTTCTGTTATTGTCCTGTTCTCTAAGTCTTGTGTCATCCATGACGCTGCCATAGCTAGTAGCTCCTGTACGCTGCATGCGTTCAGTTTGTAGTCTACCAGATCACGAATCATAAGATCAAATGGGTCTAATGTGTCGTTATCGTCCGTCACGTCCTCATCGTAGCTATAAAAATCACTCATGCTGCCTGCTCCTTGTCTAGATAACTTGGGTCATCGGTAACGT